CTGCATAGCCGCGAGGAATCGCTGAAGCTGCAAACCAAGCGCTTCCACGGCGGCCTGATCTCCGAGCTGGAGCAGCGCCAGGCCGAAGCCGAGGCCGCCTCGGCCCGCGCCGCCGTCCCGCAGATCGCCCGCTCGCTGGAGCAGACCGAAACCGCGCTGGGCGTGCTGCTGGGCCATAGCCCCAAGCAGCTGGCGGAAAGAAAGCTCAAGCGCGGCAAGGACATCAACAGCCTGGCCACCCCGCCCGACGTGCCGGCCGACCTGCCGTCCAGCCTGCTGGAGCGCCGGCCGGACGTGGCCTCCAGCGAGCAGCAGCTGATCGCCGCCAACGCCCGCATCGGCGTGGCCCGCGCGGCTTACTTCCCCAGCATCAGCCTGACCGGCGCGCTGGGCTCGCAAAGCCTGTCGCTGGACAGCCTGTTCACCAGCGCCACCCGCACCTGGAGCTTCGCCGGCAACCTGGCCGCGCCGGTGTTCAACTTCGGCGCCACCGGCTACAACGTGGACGCCGCCAGCGCCGGCCAGAAGCAGGCGCTGGCGCAGTACCAGAAGACGGTGCAGACCGCGTTCAAGGACGCGCTCGATTCGCTGGCCGCCAACAACAGCGCGCGCGAAGTGCTGCAGGCGCAAACCACGCAGCTGGCGGCGCTGAACCGCACGCTGAAGCTGGCCGGCCTGCGCTACGACAACGGCTACGCCAGCTATCTGGACGTGCTGGACGCGCAGCGCAACAGCTTCCAGTCCGAGCTGAACCTGGTGAGCGCCAAGCTGGATCGGCTCAACACCACCATCGGCGTCTACAAGGCGCTGGGCGGTGGATGGGAGGCAGGGAAGCCCTAAACGTTCTCCTTGCCGCCACTCATGCAAAAGCCCATCCGAAAACGGATGGGCTTTTGCTCTGAAGGACTACGCTTATGCAGCTATCGCCGCCAACTCCGCCATGGTCTGGGCCTTGGACACGTCGGACAGCTTAGCGCGCCATTGACTGATATCAGACTCCACCCGCAGCAAACGCGCCCCAGCCTCGTCATGCAAGATATCGGCCACGGCCCTGCCCGCCAATATCGCCGCCAACACCTCACGCGTCGCACGATGCTGCTCAGACTCCAATTGACTGATTGCAGTGACAATGGAAGCGGTTTTATTTTGCTTGGCATGATCCAACAATTGCCCATCGCTAAGAGACGGCGCCTCACCAATCAACAATTTCCCATTTTGTACATCTAACGTAGCTCCCGCCTTCCGAGCCAGCGCGGCATTGAATTCTTCTGTGGAAACTTCTATCAAATCACCCGGCATATTTGAATAGAAAATATCATCAGGATAGAAACAACCCGTTTTCTTGCTGAATTTCATCCCTATTCCTCTCAATAGCCAATTGCAAAATAAGGCGCTTGAACGCCAGAGCCTGCCGGAGCATAGCTGCTACGAAGCACAACGCTGGTATTATTCCACCTCTGCACCACGACATTAACAGAAGTATCCGTCCCCGAGTGCACAGATAGTACCGCAAGGCAAAAATTGGGGAATTCTATAGGGAAATTATTGACAATGCCATCCACCCCGCCTTGCGCCGCCGCAGCGCTATTATTCCACTGAATAATCAATCCGCTAGGCAACCTTTGATAACCTGCAGTACCAAACGAAGCATCACTGGCGGCCAACGCCGGCAAAACAGGCTCGCCATTTATCAGATCGAAATTAACATCCAATTGGGCATTTGGGCTGGATGGACCATCGCCACGATAATACTCCCGCCCCTTTCCCTCCCCGCTTCCAGCCTGGCCAATTAAGATATAAGCGCTTCGATAGAAAAAAGAACTGGAACCGAATATTTGATGACTAGCTCCGCAACGATACAAGGCTTGACCAAAGGCCCCGCTGGGATCTCTATTTCCTTGCGGTTCGTCGCTAGTATAGACAATGACCCATGCGCCATCGGGCACAGCATTCAACCAATCCGCCGCAGCCTGCGCTTGTCCATTTCCGCCCGACACATCAAAAACCGCATCCCGGGCGATATTGCCTAGACTATCGAGCTGCGCCATATTATAGCTGCGAGCGCCATAACTCTTCACCACACCGTCTATTTCCAGCCAGCTGCTTCGATTAGGCACAGCATAGCCGGTAGCCCGCACTCTAACCAGCTTCCTACTCGCGATTTTATTAACTAGCAGTGAGAAGTCATTTTTACTGACAGCATCCGATATGCCATACCCGGCCAAAGTACTAGCCTTATCTGCCTTGTCATCTGGACGAAAATTACCCGCATGCCAAATTCTCTTCCAATCGGTCCAGCTTTTACTATCGGTTTGATTACGCCAGCGCAAATCACCAGAGTAGAATGCCTCCAGCTGGAATGGCCCAACTGATCCTCCCGCATTCATCGTAACCAGAGCGCTGGTAAAGCCTGAACGATTCACCGCTCTAAACCCAGAATCGGAGGCGGCATCCAACTGAGTCTGGTCAATAGTCCCTCTCAGCATCATGCCTTGCGCAGATGGCACCGCATCGGTAATGCCATATCCCGCCAGCGTCCCAGCCTTATCCGCTTTGCTGTCAGGGCTGAAGTTTCCACTGTGCCATACACGATATTCTCCGCCACTGGATTCCTTCAGCACCAACGTGTCCGCGCCATAGCCCTTGTGCACCAGCGCCACAGCGCTGATGCCTGGCCTATGCAGGCCTATAGACGGAAAATCGCTGCCGGTCGACCTCAACTCCATCGTACCGCGAGCATAAATCGTCCCGTCATAAGTGTTCGGCGTGGTCTTGCCTATTGAAAAGGTTCCGTCCGTGGTATGCGACAGATTGCTAATGCCGTAGCCAGCCACCGTTGTCGCCTTATCCGCCTTGCCGGCCAGCTTGTTGGTAACGGTCGCGGCGAAGTTCTGGTCGCTGCCCAGCGCATCGGCCAACTCTTTCAGCGTGTTCAGCGCCCCTGGCGCGCCCGCCACCAAGCCATCCACCGCCGTTTTCAGATCGGTTTTGCTCGCGCCATCGGCAATGCCGTAGCCCGCCAAGGTGGTCGGCTTGCCGGACCCGATCTTGCTCCAATCCAACAGGGGCAAGTCATCAGCGACGATGGCGCGCGCGGCGGTGACGCGGCCCTTGGCGTCCACCGTCACCTGGCCGTAGCTGCCGGCAGCCACGCCGCTGTCTTTCAGCGTCATCTGCGCGCTGGCGTCGCCATTGCCGTCGAACATCACATTCCAGCTGCCGTCGCCGCTCATGCCGATATTGCGCGCCGTACTCAGCTTGGCGGCATTGCCGGCCGCCTGTTTGCCGCTGGCGAGCTGATCGATCTGGTCTTTCAGATAGACTGTGCGGTTAGCCAGTTGCTTGCCTTGCAGGTTATCGATGCCGTCCGGGCCGGCCAGCACCGGATCGGTGGTTTCCAGCTGGTAGATGCCGGTTTCCCAGCTGTTCGTTTCCTTCAAAAAAGCCATGTCGTTCCTCGCTTGCTTGAGCGGTGATGGGCTGCCGGCCCGCGGGCGGCAGCGGCGAAAGCATGACCGGGCAATAGCGAGATAACGCCGACAAGAAAAGGCCAGCCAACGCCATCGCCGCGCAAACGCGCGAAGACGGCCGGCCTCATGCGAAGCCGGCCATCCGGTCAGGACGACATGGTGCCCGGGCGCGCGGCGCACGCCTTGCAAGGCGGTTTAAGAAGTAGCTTGAAGACGGCCAAGCCGGCTGTTTGGGCCACGACCCCAAACAACTGATAAAAGGCAAACTCCAGAGATGAACAAACCTCGCCAACTCAGAACTTGTTCATGGCTAAGAGACCGAAAAAGGCATCGCTAGCGCCAGTCCACGGCCTGAACAGCCTGCACGGTGGCGGCCGCCGCCACTTGCGCCATCAGCGACGCGTATTTCTGCTGCTGCATGGTGCGGAATGCTACCCAATCCTGATTCACCCGCATAACCTGCTCGGCAGTGTGGGGCAAGAACGACCAGTCACCCTTCCCATCAGCGCACCACAGCAGCGTGGTCCAGTTGGCCGACTGTCCCTGCGCCGCTGACAACGCAGACAACAAGTTGTTTTGATCCGTCAGCTGACTGCCGTAGACGCATGGCTGCGGCCCCAAGGCCATCGACGGGAAGCTGGCGGTAATGGCCGACTCGCATGCCGCCTGCAGCCGTTGACACTGCGCCCGCTGAGCCTGCCGCAGCTGCGCCGCCGCCGATGGCAGGCGCGGCGCAAACAGCTTGCCGTCAGCGACCGCCCAGCCTGGCTGGCTCAAACATGCCTGCCACTCCGCGTCGGTAATCGGGATGGCATCTACACCATCAACGGGCGGAGATTCAATCGAATCATAAAATGCTGTAATTTCTCCATGCGCATCATATGCAGCAAGTTTCTGTCCCATTTCAGACCTCAAGATATAAAAATCGAAATAATGCAATCAAGCTGATTACGCGGGCGATTAATAGCCAATTGCGATCCAACAGACTGGCGCAGCTACCGCCGCAGCAAACCCGCTTGTAACTCTATATTGTGAATTACTCACAATAAATACGTTGAATGTCTCGCTATTATTCGTATCCAGGTACGAGCTTGCCGTCATGGAAAAAACTCCGTTTGGGAAGGCGATAGGGAATTTTTCGGTCACTGAGGATGCGCCGGCTATCACTCCAGACTTCCCCCACTGCAACAGCAATCCATTCGGCAGATACTGATAACCATTCTGCGCGAGCGAGCTGCCAAACTGTCCAAGCGCCACCGCGTGCGCCGCGGCGGTGGCGTTGGCCACGTTGAAGGTCTTTGAGCTATTCCCATTAATGGAAGCTGCATCGGCGATGCCATAGCCGGCCAGCGTGGTTGCCTTGTCCGCCTTGCCGTCCAGCTTATTGGTAACGGTGGCGACACAGTTTTGGTCGCTACCCTGCGCGCCAACTAGCATGAATTGGCCGCCGACCAGTTCAAAACTCACCTCGAGTTGCGCATCGGGACTATTTCCCTTGTCGCCGCGATAGCGCTCCAAACCCTGCCCCTCGCCGCAGCCGGCCTTGCCAATCAGCAGATAGGCGCTGCGGTACTGGAACTGGTCGCTGGCGAAAACCGCGCTGCTGGCACCGCAGCGATACAAGGCTTCCGGTAAGCCGCCGCTCAAACGATTGCCCTGTGGCTCGTCCCAGGTGTAAACGATCACCACGGCACTGTTCGGCGCCGCATTCAGCCAGTTCGCGGCAGCCTTGCCCTGGTCTACGCCTCCGGACACATCGAAAGTAGCGGAGCGGCTGACCGAGCCGTTAACATCCAACTGCAACATGTTATAGCTGCGCGCCGCGGAACCGACAGTCACGCCATCGATCTCCACGCCAGCCGAGCCGTTCGTCGCCGAATAGCCGCCGGCCCGCACACATATCAGCCGGCGATTGTTGACCTTGGCGGCTACCTTGGCCAAGTCACCGGCGCTAGCCGCGTCAGCGATGCCGTAGCCCGCCAGAGTGGTCGCTTTGTCCGCCTTGGTGGCCAGTTTGTTGGTGACCGTGGCAGCGAAGTTTCCGTCGCTGCCCAGCGCATCGGCCAACTCCTTCAAGGTATTCAGCGCGCCGGGCGCGCCGGCCACCACGCCGTCGATGGCGGACTTCACATAGGCGACATTGGCCGCCTGCTGGCCGCCGGCATTGGCCGCCGGCGTCGGCACCGTCGGCGCGCCGTTCAGTTGCAGGCCATCCTTGGTGGCGCTGGCCACGGCCACTCCGGCCACTTGCAGGGATAGCAGGTTGGCCACGCCGTCGATGTCGCCTATGAATAGTTGATTGCTGGCGTTGATGCCGGCGATGCGGCCTGCCGCGCCGCTGGTCGAGGTGGCTTTCAGGTACTCGACATTGCGCAAGGTGCGCGAAGCGTCCAGGCCGCTGGCTAGATCGGTCTTGCTGGCGGCGTCGGTGATGCCGTAGCCCGCCAGCGTGGTCGATGCGTCTGCATGTCTGCGCCAAGCTTGCCAGTTGCCGCGGTAACGGCAGCGATACCAGCAGCCGGCGTCGTCATAACATTGGTAGCGCTGGTAGACCATATTGTCGTCGGAAAATACAAACAGCAGGCCCGCGTGGGGCGCCGGATAATTGGCGCCGTTAGCTGCATAGGCATTGCCGGGGTTATGGTAGAGGCCATCGTCGGTGATAGTGTTCAGGTCAACTTTATCGCCCAGCTGCGGCCGAATCGTGAGGCCGTCCGCGATGCCATACCCCGCCAAAGTCGTCGGTTTGCCGCTAGCGATCTTGCCCCAGTCCAGCGGCGGCACGTCGCCGGGCTGGATGGCGCGGGCGGCGGTGACGCGGCCCTTGGAATCCACCGTCACCTGGCCGTAACTGCCGGCCGCCACGCCGCTGTCCTTCAGCGTCATCTGCGCGCTGACATCGCCGCCGGCATCGAATGTCACGTTCCAGCCGCCGTCGCCGGTCATGGCGATATTGCGCGGCGTCTTCAAGCGATCGGCGTACTCGGCGATCAGCGCGCCGGCCACCATATCGTCTATCTGTTTCTTCAAAAACGTGGTGCGGTTGGCCAGCTGCTTGGCCTGCAGATTGTCCACGCCGTCCGCCCCGCCCAATACGGGGTCGGTGGTTTCCAGTTGATAGATGCCCGTCTCCCAGACGGGTTTTTCTTGCAGATTGGCCATTAGGCACTCCCTCGGTTGAATTGGCGGTTGCGGCGGATGGCGCCGTTGTGACGGTTGGCCACCTTTTGGTACTCCAGGCTGGCCAGCACGCTGCGCGCCGGCGCGTACAGCGCCAGCATGCGGCGCAGCTGAGCTGCCTGGTCGTTGGTGATGGGCTTGCCCAGCAAGACCCGGTACTGGTTCCAGCTGCCCGGATCGCCGTGCACGTAGTAGCCGTTGCGCTGGATCAGGCCGTTGCGGCGCTGGCCGGCCAGGCCCTCGATCAGCTCCACTTCGCCCAGGCCCAGGCGGCGTATCACTTCGCGGATGGCCCAGGGCGTGCCCTTGTAGCGGTGCAGCTCGTTGGCGCTGTGCAAGAGCGCGCGGCGAGCCTCGTCGGACTCGGCTAGGGCCCAGCCCTCGTCGCCGCCGATGTGGAATTGCTCGGCCAGCTGCGGCAGCAGCTTGGCGTCGACGTTGTCCAGCAGGTAGACCAGGAAAGGCGTCAGGTCGATGTCGGTCAGCCGCTCGGTCAGCGCGGCCAAGGGGCTGAAGCGGGCGTCTTGTTTCAGGATGGGAGAGACGGCGTTAGCCATGGCCGCCTCCCCCCGCTGGCGCGGGAAAGGACGTCGCCGCTGCAAGCGGGCGGACGCGGGAATGGAGCTGCATACAGCCTCCTGGGTGAAGGGAAAGGGGCGGGACGGGCCGTGGGCAGCGGCCCGCTATAGACAGGAAAACAGCGAGGGGTCAGCGGCGCTCGGCCTGCATGGACAAGCGCAATACGGCCAGCGGACGGAAGACGGCGCTCAGGCGCGGAGACGGCATGGCCTCAGCCAAGCGCGGCGTATCGACGTTGGCATGGGAAGGGGTTTGGGATTCGAGGGGAAGGACCAGCGCGGAGAAGATGGACATGGGGAAAGGCTCCGGAAAGGAGAAAGGTGGACGCTGCCGATGCGCGGCGGGCTAGAAGGTGCCTCGAAAAACCTCACTCTCCAAAACTGTGGCGTAACAAAATCAGCAAGTTACAAGGCGATTTTTGCCGAAAAGGAGGGTTTTTCGAGGTGCCCTAGAGACCAACGGGGAGAAGAAGATGGGATGAACCGCAGGCACGGCGAACGAAGGCGGAAATAGACGGGGATGAAGCTGGAGCGATGAAAGAGCGTATGGAAGGCAGATTGGACGCGATGACGGAAGACGCGGGGGGAAGCACTAGGAGGAGAAGCTGCCGAGCTTCGGGCGAAGCCCGGCATAACATGATGACTGATACTGAATATAATCTATGACAAATTGAATAAACATTACTATGTCAGTTCAATTTTCTCTTATCACTAAAAAACAAAACACCAAGAACTGAATTTCAACCAAATCTACCTATAGAATCGGTCATCAAGACCTTACACCCTTGGCTTTATTCCTTCTAACACCAGGGGATTGCATGGCTGAGCATTACTCCAAGCTCGGCAAGAGTTGATGAAGTCTACCATTGCGTTGCGACTCGCATCAGGACCGTCTCGTGTGATATTGGCCTGTTTCCATAATGGGTAGTTTTTCAGAATGTAGGCCTCGCACTGCTCCCTGGCTTCTTGGTCCGTGCAGACATAGCTGAAGTCATCACGACTCAAGCCACCGCGTACAATCATATCATCGACAATGGTTCGGTCCTGAATAAAACCATTTGGCTGTCCTTTAAAGAAAACGTACATAACCCCTCCTATCAACCCACCATGAAATTAGCATTAAACGGGACGCCAATATAGGGGAGAGCCATGTAAAACTCTGTCTCGCCCTCGCCAAACCCTATGCACATTTGATTAGCCCCTAGAGTCGTGATTTGCGACGTCCCGATAATGCCAGAGTATCTATACCACCCATCCTGCGAAGCAGCAGTCATTTTCTTATCAATCAAAACAGTCCCAGGATAGAAAATATTATTACCCGTATAGCCTGCATCTTGGCCAATGCCGATACTACCTTTCTCTATATAAAACCAGGCAGAAAAATATACTGCGCTCAACTCTACTGGAAGCTTTGCCCCCGTGAACACCGATCTAAATTGATTATTCACACCTTTTGTATTAGGTGTTGTCACCTTTAGAATATGACCGGTAGTCAGTCCCCCCCAGCCTCCGGACAGCCCACCTCGCCCGCTACGCGCGCCCATATTGTAAGAACCATACCAATATGGTTTATCTTGTGTGGCTTCTACCGGGCTATTCGCGGCATTGGCCGGCTTAGTATCGACATACGGTCCCTCATAACCCTTGGTATACGGATGGACGGCTTGAATGATTGCGCCATCGCCATATACGCTGAACCCAATCGGCACACCTTTGTCATTCAAATTCATCATGTGCGCATTGTCGATCAGATTCGGCGGCATCAACGCAATATTTTGACTGCGCCACTGCTCCAGATCGTTGATCTTCGCCGCCACCTTGGCGTCGATATCGGCCTGTTTGCCGGCGACGACGCCGGTCAGATTGTTCGATGCCGTCACCAGGGCGGCGACTTGTTGCTCCAAACTCATGATCTCTCCTTCACTTGGGATTCAAAACACTGCGTTGCAGGGTCAGGCATTGCAGCTGGATCAGCGCCGCGGCCTGTGCGGTGGCCAGTTCGGCCAGATCGTCGCGGTACTGCTGTCCGCGCTGATCGAGGGTTAACAAGGCGTCGTCGTGGCCGTTCAAACGGCCCTCATAACGGTTCAGGCGGTCGTCGTGGCCGGCCAGCCGCTGCTCGGCCTGGTCCTGGCGCGCCTGCTGGCCGCGCAGGGCGTCGTCGCGCTTGAGGCCGCGCGTCATTTCGTCCACTTGCGCCGCGCCCAGGCTGGCCAGCTCCTCGCCCAGCGCCAGGTTCAGGCCGGCGCCGGTGGACTGCACCGTCACGCTATCGGCCGGCACGCCGGACAGGGCCAGGTCGAAGGCCAGCAGCAACTCCAGATTGGCCTGCTTGTAGGCCAGGGCCTGGCTCGGGTCGGACCAGATGGCCAGCGGCTGGCCGTTTTCCAGGATGAAAGCCACCTCGCGCACCCAGAATTCAGTCTGGTCGCTGGCCAGCGCGGTCAGGTGCAGCTGGCGCGGCCCCTGGCTCTGGCCGTCGGCGATGGGGTAGCGGACGATTTCATGCTTGAGCGCGGTTTGCGCCACATCCGGCGCATAGCCGGCGTCGCCCAGCGCGATATGGGTGATCCGCAGCTGGACGCCGTCGTGGCCGGCCAGCTGGATGGCGGCCAGGCCGCAATCCAGGATCAGCGGGATCAAGGGGGTGCTGCTCATCGATTGCTCTCCATGTAAGCGCGCATCACGGCCCGCGGTTTCAGCGCGGCGGCCAGGCGCAACGGTTGCGATAGCGGCTTGGCCGGATTAGGCCGGCAGGCCGCGTCGGCGCGGTTCAGCGCCCTGCCCTGCAAAGCGCCGACCCAGCGCAGCGGCTGGCGGAAGGCGGCGCCGATCTTGAAGCCGTAGGCGCTGCGCGCCGGCTTGACTTGCTCGATCATGCCGCGCAGGCGCTGGTACAGCCGCGGGTTCAGCACAGCCTGGCCGGGCAGCAGGTTGTCATTGGCCCAGGCGGTCAGGTCGAAGGTGTAGGCCTGGCCGGAGCCATCGGCCTCCCACCACTCTTTCAGCTCGATGCGTATGCCCAGCACGCGGAACACTTCCGTGAGCGCCCAGCGCGTGCCCTTGTAGCGATGCAATTCGATGGCCCGTTTGATCAGCTCGCGCCGCTTGGCGTCATCACTGGCCAGCAGCCAGCCTTCGTCGCCACTCACGTGGAACTGTTCGGCCAGCCTCGGCAGCAGCGCTTCCTGCGCGTTGTCCACCAGGTACACCAGCAGCTCGCCGGTTTCGAACTGGCCTTGGGTGGCCGCGCTGTCCGGATCGGCATAGGGCGCGCCCAGGCGGCGGGTCAGTTCGGCCAGCGCGCCGAAGCGGGCATCGCCGCGCAGCATGGGCGGATAAACCCGGTCGTAACGCTCAGTCATGGTCCACTCCGTCCAGGTCGGCGGCGTCGAGCTGAACGTCGCGCGCCGTGCAGCTGGACCAGCCGAAGTAAGGCACCACCATGGCGGCGGCCGGCTGGCTCAGCGTCACCTGGTACACGCCCGGCACGGACAACGCGGCCACCAGCTGCGAAGGCACGATGTCGCAGCCCAGCTTGTCGTCGCGGCCGGCCAGATAGGCGTCCAGAGAGGCGTTGGCGGCCTTCAGCGTCTGCTGGCTGTCGCTGTTGGCGTACAGCTGCAGCCTGGCCGTCACCTGGAAGGGATAGTTCGGCGGCGCCGCCACGGTGACCTTGTCGGTCAACGGCCGCACCCGGTCGGCGCTGCAGGCGCTCTTGACCTGGTCCAGCTGCCCCGCCCCCGGCTGGTTGCCGCGGAACAGCGGGAACAGCCGCACCTCGCCCGGCTGCACCGGGTCGCCCGGCGGCGCGATCTTGCCCAGATTGGACGCGCTGACCACGGCGACATCGAGCACGCCCTGGGTGGCGCTCAGCGCGTGGTGGCGGTAGGCCGCCACGCTGCCGGCCACGCTGAACGACTCCGGCGCCAGGCGAATGCGCTCGCGCAGCCGCTCGTCGTCTTCCACGTCTATGCCGCCCGATGTGGCGCCCACGCCCACCACGTCCACCTTGACGCCCGGGGTGTCCACCAACTGGTTCAGGTCGGCCGGCTGGAAGCCGTTGCCGATATCGCCGCGCACGGTGGCCTCCACATCCACGGTAAAGTCCTGCGCGCCCGCATTCAGCGTCACCACCAGCTCGGCCACCGTCTGGAACTGCACATTGGCGTTGCCGGCTATCTTGCTGCCGGCGGGCAGAATCACCTGCGTCATGCCCGAATCGCTGGCCTTGGCCGGAAAGGTCAGCTTGGCCTTGCCTGTGGCGCGCTGCGCGCTGAGCCGGGTCACGCCCACCAGCTCGCCCAGATAGTCCAGCATCGGCGCGCGGGCGAAGGCCACCAGGTTTTGCCGGCCGGCGTCGTTGAAGGCGGCGCGGGCCATGCTTTCGCGGTAGGCGATCAGGTCGATCAGCAGCTGCTCCACCTGTCCGGGATACAGCTTTTTCCCGGCTTTTTCCTGGTAGTAGGCGGCGATTTCCTGGGCGATGGCCGTCGGATCGTCGTTGATGAACTTGGGCAAGTCGGTCGTTATCTGGCTCATGGTTGGGTCCTTGTCGGGTGGCTTACAGCTTCAGCTCGGTCTCGCGGACCACGCCGTCGGCCAGCTTCCACTGCGCGCACAGCTGGGCGCTGCCGTCGGCTTCCACGCTGAACAGCACGCGCACCAGCTCGACGCGCGGCTCGCCGTATTGCGGATGGCCGATGGCGGCCACCGCCTCGCGCACCACATGCGGCCGGGCGCGGTCCACCGGGTAGTCCAGGTAGCGGTGCAGATCGCTGCCGAACTCCGGCCGCAGCGGGTCGCAGCCCTTGGGCGTGCCCAGGATGATGCGCAGCGCCTGATGGATGTCGTCCAGGTTCTCCACAATGTCCGGAAAACCGTTGGGGCCGGGGTTGGCGGCGCGCGGCTGCAACGCCGGCTGCCAATGCAGGGAGGAGATTTCGCTTAGCTTTGTCATGGCGTCATAGTGCCAAACCGCTGTAGGCGGAGGCTTTTAAAGCGTTTTAGAAAAAGCGTTGAAGCCGAACGGCGGCACGGTGACGGTTTCGCGGCACAGCAAGCCGGCGGCCCAACGCAGGGGAGACTGGCCCTCGAAACGCGCGGGCCGGAACGGATAAACGGTGACGGTTTCCCGCGCCAGGGGCGCGCCGCCCCAAGCCAGGGGCTGCCCGCCCTGCCAGCGGGTCTGCCGGTAGGGATAAACGGTGGCGCGCTCCGCGCCGCCCGCCGCGGCAACTGGATACCAGGCCTGGCGCTGTTCCAACTGGCGGATACGGAAGGGATAGACGGAGGCCAGCTCGCCGCCCTCCGCCGTGGAAGCCAAATACGGCAGAATGTCATGGCGCTGGTAACGCAGGCTCAGCCCCTCGAGCAGCGAACGGGCATTGCCGTACTGCCCCAGCATGCGCCGCAGCGCGTGGTAGGTGTCCTCCGGCAAACCGGCGGACAGGTCCAGGTCAATGCGGAAACGGTAGGGCTCGCCCTGGTACTCGAACCACTCGCTGATGCGGCCGTTCAGGCCCAGCGTGGCCAGCACCTGGCTCATCGCCCAGCGCGTGCCCTTGCGCTTATGCAGGGCGATGGCCTGCAGGATCAGGTCGCGCCGCTGGCGCTCGCTGCGCGCCAGCAGCCAGCCTTCGTCGCCGGCCACGTGCAGCTGCGCAGCCAGGGCGGGCAGCCACTCGGCCTGCACGTTGTCTATCAGGTAGACCAGGAAAGGCGGCAGCGCTATCTGCTGAAAGCGTCGGCTCAGCTCGGCGATGGGCGCGAGCCGGCCATCGCCCGCCACAAGATTGGGGGTGGTGTCGATCATGGATCAGGCTCCGCGGGCGCCGCGCGAACGCCTAAGCGGCCGCGCGGGCGGGAAAGACGCGGCGAGGCGCCGCGCGGGGACTTAGCGCGAGAACAGCTGCAGCGGCGCGCGCCACAGGCTGGGTTTGGCGGCGGCGGACGGCGCGGCGGTATCCTGCGCACCCGGCTCCAACGCCTGCAGCTGCGCCAGCGCGCCATCGGCGGCGGCTTGGACGGCGTCCAGGCTAGCGGCGGCCCGCACCGCCTCCTTGGCTTTGAGACGGATGGCGCGGATGGCCGCCAGCGCCTGATCCGCGGCCTGGGCCTTGGCCAGGATGCCGTCGGCCGCGTCCTTGCCGCTCAGGCCCTTGGCGTCCGCCCAGGCTTGTACCCCGGCCGGCGCGTCGCCCTTGTAACCGGCGTCTTTATACGCCTGGGCCTCGGCGGCGGCGCGCTGATACTCCTGCGCGCGCAGTTCGCTGCCGGCGTAAGGCTGGCTGGCGGCATCCGCCGCCGCGTCCAGGCTGAACAGCAGCCGCTGGCGCAGTTGCGCCAGGCCTTCCCTGGGCTGCGGCGCGTTGCCCTGCGCCAGCCAGGCTTCGTATTCGTCCCAGAAGCGGTGGCCGCGCGGAATGTGCGCGCCGTCTGCGATGCGGACGATCACGTCCGCTTGTTCGGTCAATCGATACATGGTCGTGTTCTCCGTTTACAGTTCGGCGTCGGCGGTCCAGCGGGACTGTATGATTGCATCATTCGCATTCGATGGAATAAAAGCTGCGGCACCACAAGTAAAACCATCCGTCAGCTTGTCTTGATTGGTGTTGTAAATCAGTCCGATGCCAGCCACATCCGGAGTGGGCGATCCATTGTTAGTAGCAATCCCTTGACCTGGCACTCCAGTAACCGGATGTCTGAATGCAATGGCGGGAAAAGTTCTTTTGCTTTGCTTGAAAGACACCCATCCAACACTGTCATCCCCACCCATATAGCGGGCCACCGCGTAGCCGGTCTCGTAATAACGCTGGCACAACGCTAACTCCTCTCCAGACAAGCGCCGCTCAAACTGCGTCGCGACCGGCCCCTCCTCCAACTGCACCTGGGCAATGTCGAACACGCCGGTTTGCGCGGTGGCAATGGCATTCAACTCAGGAAGCGCATCGCTATACGAAAGACCGATAAACACGCTCAGGCAATCATCGCCTTGGCTACCGATGGCACGCCCCTGCAAACTGGGCGAGGTGAATGTGAAACTGAAACGTTGCCAGGCACTGCTCAGATTTGCCGCGGCGCTATTCAACGCCCGGTTTTTGAGCGCCTCGACATAAGGCGCGCTGAACCACTGCTCGACATAAGCCAGGATGGAGCAAGGCTTATCGGCCCTAGCCCAGAAGCTCAGCGTCAGCTGCTTGCCGGAAAAGCGGCGCAAATTCTCGACGCGCTGGTTGATCTGGCAGTACTCTCGGACCTTGGATGAGGGGGCCTTGGTCAAGGCTAAGCGCAGGAAAGAAGTCGCTCCGCCAAGCGCCTCGGTATCCGCTACGCTGGCATCCATCTTTGACATCGTCACCCCAGACAAGCCACTACCCAGATCCATCAGCCAGCGATCTGCGGAACCGTATCCGGTTGTCGTCTGGCTCACCCCGCGCTGCCAGATATCGAAACCGCCGTTGATCAGCGCATTGCGCCGATAGGCCTGTACCGGGAAGGTCTGCGCCGGATCGAAGGCCACCAACTGCGAGCCGCCCAGCACTTCGCCGCGCGGTCCCACCGTCACCCGGTTGTAGCTGCCGGCTGACACGCCGGTGCGGCCGGACACCCGCTCAAACACCAGCGCTGTGACGCCCAAGACCACCGGCGCCCCGGCGTCCAGCAATTGCCAGATCGCCCCGCCGTTGACCGCGCCCTGCTCCACCGCCACGAACAGGCCTGGCGTCACTTCCATGCTGGCATTGGCGTCCGCGGCGCGCCCCCAGTTGCCCGCGGCGGCCACGTAAATGCCGTTGTCCGCGCCATTGGCCTGGTTCTTCGCCAGCACGCGGTCGCCGGCTTGCAGCGCTACGCCGTCTATCGTCTGCAGGCCTGCCAGCGCGATGGCGCCGATGGTGGCGACGCGAACCGAGGGTTTGCCGTCCAGCTTGGCCAATTCCTCGGCGATGCGCTGATCCACCGCCGCGCGGGTGGCCAGCACCACGCTGGGGTCCACCTGCAGCGTCACGGCGGCGGCGTTGCTCACCTCCATGATCAGCCGCACATAGAGCTGCTTGTTGGCGCCGTCGGCCAAGACCGGCTTGTAGCTTTCCGGGAATTTGCCGACGGCGATCAGCGCGCCGTCGGCGTCGAACACGCCCACTTCGCGGATGGTGAAACCGCCGACAGTGTCCGGGATCACCAGCTCGGCGATGATCCAGTTGGGGTTTTGCGGGTCGGTGGCCAGATTGTTCAAGGGCGCGCGCCACACCTCATGCTTGAGCGCGGCCTGCGCCTCGCTGGGGGTGTAGTAGCCGCCGTTATCGCCGTCGCCCACCGCCATCTGGGTGAGCTTCAGCGGCGCGCCGCCGGTGGTCGCCGCCGCCAGCTTGTTCTTGCCGACGGCGGTCAAGATGGTGAAAAAGTCGTTGCTCATCATGCGTTCCGATTGAATGAAAGAAGACGGGTGAAAACCAAACACGGTTGACAGCGCTGGGCTGGTGGGGTCATGCGCGCCCATGTGGGTATGGCCGGTCAGGCTCTTGCCGCCAACCGTCACGTCGCCGGACACGGCCATGCCAATGACAGCCGCCTTGACGCCGAAGCCATCCATCGGCGGCGCGCGCTTAGCGCAGGGAGGAGATTTCGCTTAGCTTCGTCATGGCGTCATGGTGCCAAACCGCCGTGGGCGGAGGCTTGTAAACAGGGTTAGGGAAGCGGATGGGACGTTTTGGCGAGGGAGGCCTCCCGCCCCCCGGCAAAACGGGGAGGAAAGGCGATCGAGGGAAGGCTGGCGCAATCGATAGGCAGGAAAACGCGCGGGGCGCGCCAGCCCGGGGCGCTTCGCGGCTGCGCGCGCCCTCGCCCCCAGGCGCAGGGACGAGGGCGCGGTCAAGCGCCTTACGCCTTGGCCGGCGCCTTGCCCAGCACCTCGGCTGCCCTGCCCTTGCCTATCAGCCCGGCGTCCTCCAAGGCCTGCACGCCCGTCTGCGTGGCCGGATCATCCAGGCTGATGTCGCTGGCCAGGCTGAAACGCTCCCACCAGGTCCTGAGCGGGGAGTTGTCGGAAAACGACTTGAGCATGGCCTGGATTTCGGCGTCGCTGAAACGGGCCATGAATTGCTTGTGGGTCAGCCGCCGCGGCGCGGCGACCTGGACATCGACCGACCAGGCGAAAGCCTGGACGCTGGCCACGTCGGTCAACGCCTCCAAAGCCTGCTCGGCGGCGTTGGACGAGCGGCGTATCGCCTCGCGCTCGGCCAGCGCCGCGTCCACTTCGGCCAGGGTGCCCCAGCCGGCGGTTTCGCGTTCGCGCGCGCGCTCCAGCTTCCAGGCGGTCGCCTCAATCAGCCGGGCCGCCTCGGCCTTGACGCGGGCTTTGCGGCCGGACTTGGCTTGGGACAGCTGCGCGGCCTTATCTTGCTTGACCGTGACGCCATCATCGGACAGGTACAAACCACCCATATCGTCGGTGGCCACGTCTGGGGAGATGTGGTCCGCGTCCACCAACAAGCCTTGCCCGTTGTATCCGTCAAACACGCCTTCCACGCACCCGATGCAACGACGGGTGACTTTGTCGAAAATAAATTGTTTCATGGGGATATTCCTTATGCCGGCAGCGCGATATAGGCGATCTCACACGCCTGGTAGACGCGGATTTGCAAAGTGGAAGCGCAGCGGCGCATCGGCAGACGCGGAGATGACGCCATCGCGGTGTGGTTGTACGGGTTCGCGTTGCGCTCCGCGAAATTGATCTGGGCGCCGTCGAACAACATCCATTCATTGACGCTATTGCCCTCGCCCCAGCCCGCTACGCCCGCCTTAGTGGTCAAGCGCACAAACAACGTGACGCCGGAGCGCAAGGTGTTTACGCCGCTCCAAATCTGGGTGGAGTTGTAGCTGATCTTTGTCGTCAGAGGCGATGCGTACAGCGCGTTCATGGCGATGTCCGATGCGTTCAGGGCGTTCATCGCCGTCGCGGACGCCGCCAGCGCAACCATCGCCGGCGAAGAAGCCGCTACCGCCGCCATCGCCACAGTAGAAGCCGACACTGCCGCCATAGCCGTTGTCGATGCAGACAAGATCGACAAGGCTGCTGGCGAAGCGATCAACGCATTCATCGCCGTTGTGGACGCGGCAATCGCCGTCATCGCAGTGGCAGAAGCCGTCATTGCGGTAACTGCGACGCTGACGGCCGCAAGCGCCGCCATGGCTATAGATGAGGCGACCAAGACATTCATCGCAGCGGCGGAAGCCGTGATTGCCCCTATTGCAGTCGGCGTGGCCGCCACAATGGCTAGGCCGGCAGAGGCCGAAGCCAGCGCTGTCATCGCCACCGTTGAGGCCGTCAGTGCCGCCATTGCGGTGGTAGAGACCGCAAGAATGGGCATCGCGATCGGCGAGGAAACCAATATACCCATCGCAGTGGTGGATGAAGTGATGGCGGTCATCGCAGCGGGGAAGGCCGACAGGGCCGCAATGGCGGCGGCGACTGACGCCAAAACCGTCATGGCCACAGAAGATCCCGCCACCGTCGCCATCGCCGTGGCAGAAGCCGCCACCACAGCCATCGCCGTCGCCGAAGACGCGATGGAAAACATCGCCGAGGCCGAGGCTGACAGCGCGTTCATCGCCGGCGTCGATGCCGCCAGCGCCGTCATGGCGATGGTGGAGGCGGAAACAATGGCCATCGCCGTAGAGGACGCCGCCACGGCTGACATCGCAATCGCGCTGCCCGCCAAGGCCTTCATCGCCGTGGCGCTGAGCGCCAGCTGGCCGATGGCCTGCGCATTGTCGGCGATCGCCGCCGTGGCCGGCCCGTTGGCGGCCAGCAAGGCCATGGCGGCGGCGCTGCCGGCGATGGCGGCCATGATGGGCGCGCTGGCCGCCAGCGCCTTGACCGCGCGGGTGGACATCAGCAGCTGTCCGAAGCGCGCGCTGTTGGCCGCGTCTTGCAGATGGTTGTCCAGATCCGCCGCCGTCATGTCCAGCAGATAATCGATATCCAGCGCGTCCAGATTGCCGACAAAGCTATACGCCTTGAGCAGCGCCGATTGCATCACCAGATCGCTGGCGCCGGCATTGCCGAAGTCGGCGGCCAGCATTTGGCTCTTGATCCGCGCCAAGAGCTGGCCGCGGTAGTCTTGCAAGTCTTTTGACATGATTCCTCCAGGCTACAAGCCGGCGCAAGCCAGCGCCGCCAAGGTTTTCAATTGCGCGTCATGCTCGGCCAGCCGGGCATTGAGGGCATTCTTCTGCTCCACCAATTGCGCGGCGGCCTGATCCAGATCGCCGCGTTCGCGCTTGATGGCCGCCACCAGCTCCTGCAAGGTGTCGAGATTCAGATCGTCGCTGGCCAACAATGCGTCCAGGCTGGCGATCTTCTGGTCCAGCGCGGTAAAGGCGTCGCGGATGCGCAGCACGTCCTCGGCCAGGCTGTTGGCCGGATGCGGCAGCGGCAGGTTGAGATGAGGCGTCGTCAGGATTTCCGCCATATCGCCTCCTACAGCACGATGACGCGCAGCTTGCGCACGCGCGGCCGCGCGGCGCTATTGCCGCTCAGCGTCAGCTTGACCCGCACCATGGCTTCGCTGATCGAGGCCAGTTCGTGCGTCATCTCCATCCAGCCGTCGCCCTGCGGCTTGCTGCCCAGATAGGCCACCGGCTGGAACACATCGCTGGGATCGATGCCGGCGGCGGCTACCGCCACGCTGGCGCCGGCCGGAATCAGCGCCTCGAACACCACCCGCACGCGGGCGTTGTTGCCGGCGGGAACGGCGCGGCTGACGTAGTCGGCGGTTTGCGCCAGCTGGCCGCTGACCAGTTGGGTGCCTGGAAACAACACCGGAGACGCTTGCTCGGTGCCGAGCAGGCGCGCGGTGACGCCGATCTGGCCGCTCAAGGGCGCGGGCAAGCGCACCGGCTGGCTGTCCGCCACTTGCACCACGCTGCCGTCCGGCAGGCCCAGGCTGTATTCGACGCGGGCGGAAGCTGCGGGGCTGTCGGACAGCGACAGCAGCATCAGGTCGGTGGCGTTTTGCACCGCGATCTTGCCCAGATCCAGCGTTTTGACGGTGACGGAGTAGTTGGCGGCCAGCAGGCGGAACGCCATGTCGCGGTCCTGGTGCGCCGTCCAGGTGCTGGCATTGCTGGACGACAGCAGCACGCCCACCTGGTAGGGCTGGCTGGTCACCCAGCGGCTGGCGCTGCTGTCCCACTTGCCCAGTTCGGCGATGGCCAGCGCGGTGTCGGCATCGTCGCACAGCACCACCAGCGCGTATTCCACGCTGCCTTGCAACCACACCGGCGCCGAAAACTGGATGCGGGTGGGGCCGGCCAGCGACATGTCCGCCGGCTGCAGGCGCGCCTCCGCCAGCACGGCGCGGGTAGGCACGCCGCTGCTGGTTTCGCGGATCTGCACCGCCACCGGACTGGCGCCCTTGGCGGTAAACCACAACTCGACGCCGCCCAGCTGGGTATCGGCATTGAGCGTGAAGGTTTGCGCCAGCGGGTCTACCTGCCAACGGGTCTCGGTAATCCGGGTCACCAAGCGGCGCAAATCGGTTTGCAGCTCGCCCTGGCCGACAAAGACGGCCTCGCCGCGGCTGCCGCCGGCGCCGACGAACTCCACACGCTTGGCGCCGGCCGGCACGCCGGCCGGGATGGTGAACTTGCCGGCAAGCACGCCGGCGCTATTGGCATTGAGAGACATGGTTTTTCCTTATTGGGCGGCGGGCGCGAGGCTGATGCCGTCGAATTTCAGGCTGGACAGGGCTTCGTTGGGGCCAAAGCCGGACACCGTGAAGCTCACGTCGATCGCGCGCAGGGTTTCGATCGGCTTTCGGCTGGTGGAAAGCAGCATGTCGTCGGTGGATTGGCTGATGCTGGAGCGGTTGCCATAGCCTATGGTCAGGCGCTCCGTCATCGGGCTGGCCCAGCTGGTCTGCGTCTCGGTCCAGCGGTCCACCGCCGGCGTCAACGTGACGGGGGCGGGCAGCGGGTCGAAGGCCATGTAGGGATTGACCTTCATGCTGCCGGTGTGCATGGGCTGCTCCAGTACCGGCGACAGGCTGAAATCCAGGCTGACGCGCGTCGCCACATCGCCGGGCATGGCCGATACGCTGGCGCGGATGGGCAGGGTCAACTCTCCGCCGACGATGGCCGCGCTCTGGGCGATGCCGGCGTCGCGCATGCTGTCGGACAGGAAGGGATCGACGAACAAGCCTTTCTTGGTGCCGGCCTCGCGCAATTGGGCATCGGCGGTCAGGCCCTGCTGGGCGATTAGCTCAGCCATGTGGTCCAGCCGGCCTTGCAGCCCGGCCAGGTCCGACATCGGCACCACCCGCACGCCGTCATTGCCGACCTGGCGATCGCCGCTCCAGTTCTGCGCGACCGAGGCCAGCGGCAACAGCGCCGCCGGCACGGTCGGCGGCTGCGGATTCCAGTCCGCCGCCACGCCCTTGATCCACACCAGCTTGCCGTCGGCGCCGATGGCCAGGCGGTCTATCCGCGGCAGCTTCTGGCTATAGCTGACCAAAACCAGGCTGCCCGGCACCGCGCCCGCCACGGTGAAGCCGGTCGCATCGGCCTGGGCCGGCTGCGCGGCGGCGATGAACTGGTAGCGCGCCGTATAGGTGCTGCCCGGCGCCGGCTCGTTGCCCGGCAGGCTCCAGTCCAGCTTGCCGGCGCTGAGCTTGTAATCGGTGCCCGCCGCGTAAACCGTCGCGCCCTGCTTGACCTCCAGCACCGAAATGACCGAGGTGTCCGGCAACGGGTCCTGCGCGCCGGTGTAGCCGCCATGCGTCAGCGTGACGGTCACTTCCTTGGTGATGCGCACCTGGCTGATGGCGGCCACCGGCGAGCGATCCAGATTGATGCGCTGGGCGTCGCCGCTGGCGCTGGTATGCGGTTCGCTGTCTATCTGCCGCAAATCGGGCGCGGCGGCATACACCAGCCGGCGCGAGGTGTTCAATTCCACGCCATAGCCATTGACGCGGGCGCGGCCCTCGCTGACCGTGTAGACCTGCTCGCCGGTCGGCAAATCGGCGGCGGCGGCGACCGTCAGGCCGGAAACGACATAGGAGCCGCCAGAGCTGTCGCGGTCATAGCGCGCCAGCGCCTGGGTGACGCCATCCAGCTGCGGCGGCGGCTCCTTGGCGCGCAGCACGCCGTTTTCCACTTGATACACCGGGAAAAACTCGCCCGGCTGTCCATCGCCGGCATAGCCCCACACCGCCTCCACCTTGAGACGGGCGGCGCCAGCCTCCTGGTAGTTGCGCGCGCCCACGGCCGGATCGCGCAGGCTGGGGTCTTCCAGCTCCGTCACCACGCTTTCTTGCAGATACAAGCCGACGGCGATGACGCCCACCACCGGCAGGGTGAGCTGTTTCGGCGCCACGCCGCGCACGGCGCCCTTGAGATAGACGGCGCCGGCCTCGCAAACGGTGGCGCCGCTGTCGGCCTGCACCACGATGCGCGCGTCGCGCACCACATTGCCGTCGCGGAACATGGCGTCGGCCACGCCCTGGATGCGGGCGGCCAGACCGGACTGGACTTCATTGAATTCGGCCGCCTGCACCGCGTAACCCACCCGGAACAGATGCGCGTCGAAGTGTTTGGCCGGATCGAAACGGTTGTAGTAACCGTCGGGCATATTAGACATGGCTGCTGTCCTTACAGGGAAATGACATGTTCGAAAGTCTCGCGCGTGGCAGGCGAGCGATGAATGGGCGTGATGCGCTCCAGCGCCACCAGCGTGCCGGGCGCCACCATCTGGTCAGGCGTGAAATAACGCTGCCCTGCGGGCAAGTCCGGCTTGGTGCGGGTGCCGGCGAAGACGGCGACCTCGCGGATCACCGAGGCCGCGGCGTCGCCGAACTCGAAAGCGATGCGCAGCAGCAGGTGGCGGGTCGGATCGGCCGATATCCGGTAACGGCCGGTGGGCACCACGACTTCGCCAGCCGCGTCCTCGGTGACGAAACGCACTTCGGTGATGAGCCGGCGGCCCACCTCCGACAGCAGCGCCGTGGCGTCCACCAGCTCGGGCACCGGCTTGTCGTCCCAGGCGGCGTCGCCGACGCCCCAGGCGAAATGCAGCGTCTGGGACGCCAGCGCGGCGGCCAGCGCCGTCCGGCCGCTAAGGGTCAGAGTTGCCATTGCTTGTTTCTCCTCATGGGTTCAGGGTGTGATGGGTGAGACTGCTGTCGCCGCGCCAGCTGCGGTCGTCCCAGGCGCCCAGCCAGCGATAGACGCCGGCCCGCGGCCCGATGCCGGGCGTGTCGCCGCCATGCAAGCGATAAGTCGCGCCGCTGCCGGTCGGCAGGGAGAACGGCAGGTCCGACCAGCGCAAACCGCCGCCCAGCCGAACCGGGCCACGCCAATCCGCCAAACTGGCGCGGCGGGCATGGATAGCGCCGCTGACGGCCGCATGGTCTTGGCGGACAGCCGCCAAACCATGCGCGGCGACCTCCACCGCCTCGATGGGGAAGCGTTCGCGGCCGGGGTCGAAGTCGGACAGGCGGGACGCCGGGTCCGACCAGAGGAAGCGCTTGGAAGAGGTTTCGGCATAACCGCCGAAACGGGTGTTCGGCTCGCCCAAACGCGTGTCCGCCGACAGCACCAGGGCGGCGCGGGCGATGCGGCGGTGCGGCGTCATCGGCATCCAGCGTCCCCACTGCCGGGCGTCCCAGCCGCCGCGCCAGGCCGGCGCGGGCGGATTGCCCGCCAGGATGACCGGATTGCGCAAGCCTTGGGCATTGCCCAAACCGATCAAGCGGCTATGCATCACCGGGTGGTTGAGCACCGGCGCGTCGCCGAAACGGAAGATGCCGTAGCGCAGCACGTCGGGATAGAACACGCGGGAGACATGCCGCCGCCCGCGCGCGGAAAACACGCCGCTCTCCTCCCTCGCCGCGGCGAGCGGCAGCAAACGTCCAAAGCTCAGCTGCACGTCGTCGCGCCACACGCCGGAATCGTCGGACAAGAAGGCATCCGACCAACACCCCGCTTGCGAGGCGCGCAGCAGGCGGCGGTCATAGCCGCTATGCAGCCGCGCCAGATGCGAACGCGCCGGCGCGGCGAAGCGGGCCAGCTCCAGCACGGTCGGCAACGCCTCGCTTCCCACCGGCGCGGCCAGCGCCAACTGGAACTCCGCCCAGCGGCAGGCTGAATCGCTCGCATCCTCCACGCGGGCGGCGTATCCGGCCCAGGACAGGGCGGTTTCCACCGACCAGGGCGAGCCTTTGGCCCGGTGCCAGGCAGTCGACTCCTTGATCGCCCGCCGTCTGGCGTCGTCGTCGGGCAGATAAGCCCACAGGGGGCCAAGCACATTGAATTGCTCGGCCAGCAGCGGCAACAAGCCGGCCGGCGCCTGGTCGATCAGATACAGCAGCACGGGCGTCAGATCGATCCGGCCGCTGCGCGCGGCCAGCGCATCGAAAACCGGCGCGCGCGCATCGCGCGCCAAAGGCGGCACCAGGAGATCAGACATCGTTCACCACCCTGCCCAAGCTGACCTCCACCGCGACGCAACGCGGCCATTCGGCCGCCGACAGCACCCGCGTATCGACAGGCTCCAGCACGCGCACGTCGTATAGGCCGTCGATGTCGTGCAAGGCGGTTTTGATCTGCGACGGCACGATGTCGCCGCCCAGACGGCGCGCCAGCTTGTCGGCATGCGCCTGGCAACGCTCCGCCACCGTCCGGCGCACCAGCTCGGGAATTCGGGTGCTCAGCACATCCACTTCCAGGCGGATGGCGTAGTCGACGATCTGCGCCGGCACCACCTCGATCCGGTCGTTGATCATGCGCGCCTTGCCGTCCTCCAGCGCCGCCTGGACGCGCTGGAGGGTCACGGCCTCCGGCGAACCGGCGCGTCCCAGCACCACCACCTGCACCGTGCCGTCCCGCCGCGGCGAGATCACCCGCACGTCGGCGACATCGACCGACGCGGACATCGCCGCCAGCCGATAGCGATTGACCGAGCCCCAGGAATAGGCTTCCGGCGCCAGCCGGATGCGCTGCCGCAGGCGTTCATCGTCCTCCGCTTCGGCGCCGCCCCGCGGCGTGCTCATCCCCGCCACCGCCACCGGCGCGCCGATATCGTCCAACAGCTGGTTCAAATCGTCGGCCTGCAGCAAATTGCCCGCCTCGCCCGGCGCCGTGGCCACGACATCGCAGACTTGTTCCTGCGCCTTGTCGCTCAGCCGGATCGCCAGCGGCGTCGTGGTCTGGAATTGCACCTCGCTGTTGCCCGCGATGCGCGCGCCGGCCGGCAGCGTCAATTGCTTGGCGCCGCCGGCATCGGCATAGGCGGGAAAAGTGAACTTGACCTGGGCCATGGCAGGCTGGGCCGGCTGCCGCGACACCCCCACCAGTTCGCCTAGATAGTCCAGCATCGGCGCGCGGGCGAAGGCCACCAGGTTTTGCCTGCCGGCGTCATTGAATGCGGCGCGCGCCAGGCTTTCGCGGTAGGCGAACAGATTGATCAGCAACTGCTCGACCTGGCCGGGATATAGGGGTTTGCCGGCCATTTGCTCATAGGTTCGCGCCATTTCGGCGACGATGGCCGTGGGTTCGTCGGCGACAAATTTGGGCAGATCGGCGTAGGCGAGGCTGGGCTGGCGGTTGGCCAGCATTTCGGCCAACAACTGCTCCATCTGCTTGGGGTACAACTCCTGGCCGCCCTGCTGCAGGTAGGCGTCGGCCAGGGCACTGGCCGCGGCGGCGGGATCGGCCGGCGGCGCGAACGGCTCTGCGGGATTCAGGCTCATGTTCTGGTCCATGTCGGGGATTCGCGTCGGAAGGAGCGCGTGGGGCGGCTCAGCCAGCCGGCCCATCGCAATATGACAAAATCATCTCAAATGCCGCAGGCCGCGGCTTTTAAACTGACTTAGGAAATATCGTGAAGCCGAGCGGCGCCGGGGCGGCTCGCGACGCCCGTTAAGACTGGGAGAGAGCGCCGCACAGCGCTTGTTCATGACGGCGGCCCGGCGGCGGCCGCGAAAAACGCCCCTGGCGGTGAATGTCACGGCCAGGGGCGTTCGGCAAAATCATGCGCAGGCGGAACGGGGAAACGCTTCGAACCGATCCGATGCGCCGCCGCCTGCGGATATCGGCACCCCGATGAAAACGCCGAATACCGCGTTACAGCGGCGGGCTGGTGGGGCCGTGCGCGCCCATGTGGTTGTGACCGATCAGGCTCTTGCCGCCAGCCGTCACGTCGCCGCTGACGCTGACACTGCCGCTCACGGTGGCACCGCCGCCGCCGGACACCGCCATGCCGCCCTGGCCGGTGATGGCGCCCTTCACCGTCAGCGTGCCGCTGATCTCGGTGGCCGGCGCATTGATGCTGACCTTGCCGCCCGCCTGGATGGTGATGGTGTTGCCGCCTTTGATCAGCACAGCATCGCCGGAGTCGCCGGTCAGATTGTTTTTGGTCTTGAGCGTGATGTCGGCCTGCGTCTCCACCACCACGTGTTGCACGCCGCCGTTCACCGTCAGCTTGTGGGCCTGGCGGTCGTACTCCAACATCGCGCCGTCGTTGAAGCGGCGCTGCCATTTTTCCTGGCTGTTGACGTCGCTGGTATCCACATCGGAGAAGATGGCGCCCAGCACCACGCCATCCTCGCCGCGCGCGTCCAGCAGCACCGCCACCTGTTCGCCCTTGTCCAGCATCCAGTAGTCCTTGTCCTGCAGGCTCTTGCGGGTCAATACCGGCAGCCAGGCGGTTTCCAGCCCGCCCAGCTCGGGCAGGGTCACTCGCACCCGGTGGCGCTGGATGTCCATATCGGACACGCTGCCGAATTTCAGCGTCGCCAGCGCGTTGCTCAGGGAAACGTCGTTCATCACAAAGCCTTTTCCGCGGGCGCGGCCCGCTTCAGATCGAGTTCGCACAAATAGCCGCCCTGCCGCGACAGCCGGTGGCAGGCCCGCTCTATCAGGTAGCGGCCGGACAATTTGCCTATGCCGCTCAGCTCCACATTGCGGCCGGCCGCCAGCTGCGGCGCGCCGTCCACCGTGATGGACAAGGAAGTGCGCGCCAGCTGGCGCTTTTCCATCTCCGCCTTGGCTTGCTGCTCCGCCTGGCCTTTGCCGCCGCTCTTGCGCGTCAGTTTGACTACGTCGGCGCTGCTGGCCTTGCCGCCCGGCGCCTTGGCGTCGGCGCCGACCCGCGCCGTCAGCAACTGGCGGGTCTTGGGATCGTGGTAGCTCACCTCCACCGCGCTGGGCACTTGGGACAGCTGGTCGCGGGCGCGCCAGCTGATCAAGTCGCCCAGGCCGAACGTCATCACGCCGGCTTCATTCAATAGCGAACCGCGCTTCCAAAACACCAGCTTGCGATTGTTGTCCATCACCTTGCAGATGTAGCCGTAATTGCCGGCCACGCGCTGCAGGAAGGCCAAATCGGTTTCGTGGTACTGGGTGAGCCGGTCTATCAGCACCGATTCGATCTTGCCTTCCAGCTTCATGCCGTGATGGCCGGCGATCTGCTGGGCCAGCTCCTGCAGCGTTTTCTTCTCGTAGGCGCGGCCCTGCTTGGTGCGCAGCGGGTTCTGCACGCCGGTGGCCAAGGCGCGGATGCGCACCACGGAAGGCGGCGCGCTGTATTCCACCTCGTCCACGTCGAAGCCGCCCACATCCACTAGCGTCTGGCCGCGATAGCCCAGCTTGAAGCCCAGCGTCGCGCCTTTGTCCGGATACCAGGCGTTCAGCCAGCGGCCGTCGCTGTCTTCCAGCTCCACCTCCAGCTCGTCGGATTCGCCGGACAGGTGGTCGGTGTAGCTGATGTTCAGCGCGTACAGCGCGATGTCGGCGGTGATGGACTTGCCGTTGTAGCTGAGCTCGAAGGCCGGCGCCGGCACGTCCTGCCGCGCGGCGCTCATGGGCGCCTCCACGGCGGCAGCTGGTCGATCAGCGCGTCATCCTTGGCCTCCAGCAGCGGGATAGCCAGTTGCAAGCCGCCGGGCAGCGTCTCGCTGATGGGCGCTTGCGGGTTGGCGGCGATCAGCATCACCATCTGCCCCACGTCGCCGTAGTAATGCCAGGCGATCTGGTCCCAGCGCTCGCCTTCCTTGCAAGTGTGTTTGAGAAACATGATTCACTCCAGAATGCGGCGCACCGCCGTTCGCGCGGCCAGCTTGGCCAGGGTCAGGTCGCGATTCGCCCAGTCCTTGTCTATGTCCTGAATGATGGCGGCCCCCTCTTCCAGCTTGCCGGCCACATTGTCCTGGGTGCAGCCCCGCATGGTCTGGGCCAGGCGACCCAGCTTGTCCGCCGTGTCCTGCAGCGGCTGCACCAAGGGCTTTATGGTCTCAGCCAGGTGGGCGTACGGCTGGATGAATTCCTTCAGACGGCCGACGCCGTCGGCCAGGCCCGGCGCCGCCACATCCAAGTCGTCCAGCGCCTTGGGCGCGCGCGCCATGGCGGACAGCGGATCGCGCCGCGCCAGGTCTCTCAGCTCGCGCACATCGTTGACCACGGCGCGCGCCTTCACCGTTAGGCTCTTGACCTTGGACACCGCCTCGGTCAGCCCGCTCAGATTGGGCTTGAGGCCGGCGCCCGGCGCCAGCTGGGTCAGCTTGGCCTGGGCCAGGCCGCTGACGCTGCCCAGCAGGCCGGGCCGCGCGCCCAGGGCCGGTTGGCCGCCGAACTCGCGCAAGGACAGCTGCGCCTCCACCGCGATCAGATTGCCGTTGCTGTCGGTCTGACGGCCGGTGCTGGTCAGATCGGTGATCACGAACATGCCCTTGTGGTCGCCGTTGCCCAGCACCAGCGCCAGCGCCTGGTGCTGCTGCCGCGCCGACTGCAGCCGCTGCAGCTCGGCGTCCGGCTGGCAGTAGGCCGCGTGCAGCACCAGGTCGATGCGGATTTCGTCCAGCTTGTCGCCGACGAACTGCAGCACCGGCTTGCCGCCTATGCGGCCGTGCTCGGCGTAGTCGCTGCCGGCGCGCTGCTCCATGCCGTCCCAATAACTGATCAGATCGAATTCGATGTCACCGAGTACCGCGTACATCGCTTGCTCCTTGTGTCATGTGGCTCTCCTCAACCTTGCGTCGCGTAGCCGCGGCGCTGCCGGTCGGACTCGTAGCGCTTCATCAGCCGCTCGAACTCGGCGAACGAGGTCTGCATCGCCTGCTGCACCTGCTGCTTGGTCCCGCCCTGCGCGCCGCCGCCCACGGTGATCTGCGGCGAGAAGGCGATGTGGAAGGTGCCGCCTGCCGGTTTGGCGGGTTTGGCGCTCTTGGCCACGGCTTGCTGGATGCGCTGCAGTTGCTGCGTCTGTCGGGCTTGCTCGCTGGAGCGGGCCGCCGGCGCTTTCGCCGCGGGTTTGGGCGTGGGTTTGGGCACAGGCTTGGGAACCGGTTTCGGCGCTGGCTTAGCCGCAGGCGCTGGTTTGGCGCTGGCCGTAGGCTTCGGCACCGCGACCGGCTTGGGCGGCGTCGCATGTTTCGCCCACTGTTTGCCGATGGCTTCGCCCAGCCACTCGCCGCCCTTCTGCCCGGCCCAACTGCCCAGCTGCTGGCCGACGACCGTGCCTACCGGCCCCAGCAAGCTGCCTATCGCCGCGCCTGCCGCGCCGCCGGCCACCGAGCCCGCTGCGCCGCCCACCGCCTTGCCGTAAGCAGCTGATTTGGCCTGCGGGCTCAGCTTGGATTTCTGGATCTCGGCCAGATCCATGCCCAGGCTGAGCACGTCGCCCACCACGCCGGCCTTATGCATCGCGCCCTTTAGCAGCCCTTTGGCGCCGCCCAAGGCCTTGATCTCCCGTGCACCAGACGTCAGCGCCTTGCTCTCGGACAGCACTTTTTCGACCTTGCCCACCTGGCTGGCCGCGCGTCCCTCCTTCAAGGCCGCGCCGGGTTTCAGGGAGGGTTTGACAGCCGGCGGCTTGGGCGCCGATTTCGCCGCGGCGCGCGGGCGGGATGAAGCGGCTGCCGGTTTTTTGGCGCCCGCCTTCCCGCTAGATGGCTTGTCAGCCTCGCCCTCGCCGCCGGTCAGCTCGTCCTTGAGAAAGCCCAGGCCCGCCTTCAGCAGCTTCTGCTTCGTGCTGCCCTTGGCATTGCGGAAACGCTGCATGGCCGTTCCGACGCTGCCCAGATAATGCGATGCCGTTTCGCCGTACTGCTGCGCCTTGTCCAGCATCTCCTGCGCGCGGTCCGCATCCGGCAGCCGGTTGCCCAGCATGGGGTTCAGCTTGGCCCGCGCCGACTCGTACAACTGGCGTCCGGTATCCGTTCCCAAGAAGCGGGAAGCGCCGCCAGCCACCTTCTGCGCCATGTCGCTGCCGCGTTTAAGCTTGTTGATGCCGTGCTCGACTCGGTCCAGCTTGCTTAAGGGCTTGCCCGCCTTCTTCTTGGCTTCCGCGACAGCCTTGCCTGGCCTGGCCTTGGCTGCCGGCTTGGCGGCTTTCTTCTTGGACTCGGCGACGGCCTTGCCCGGCTTGGCCTTGGCCGCCGGCTTGGCGGCTTGCTTCTTCGACTCGGCGACGGCCTTGCCCGGCTTGGCCTTGGCCGCCGGCTTGGCGGCTTGCTTCTTCGACTCGGCGACGGCTTTGCCTGGCTTGGCCTTAGCCGCCGGCTTGGCGGCTTGCTTCTTCGACTCGGCGACGGCCTTGCCTGGTTTGGCCTTGGCTGCCGGCTTGGCGGCTTTCTTCTTGGCGTCGGCGACGGCCTTGCCCGGTTTGGCCTTGGCTGCCGGTTTGGCGGCTTTCTTCTTGGCGTCGGCGACGGCCTTGCCCGGTTTGGCCTTGGCTGCCGGTTTGGCAGCTTTCTTCTTGGCGTCGGCGACGGTTGCGCCGCGTTTGCTCTTGCCCGCCGACTTTCCGCTCTTTTTGTCAGCCGTCTTGTCCCCGGCCGCCGCATCCGCTTCGTCGTTCTTCAGGAAAGCCACGCCGGCGGCCAATAGCCGTTTGGCTGTGCTGCCCTGGGTGTCGCGGTAGGCTTTCAGCGCATCGCCGGTGCGGCCCAGATAGTTCGCCGCCTTGCCGCTGTAGTCCTCGGCCTTGTCCAACAGGGA